TCAACGACTTACGCGCCTATGATTTCACACGGGAGAATATCCTTCAAATCCAAATGGATTTGACACAAAATCTATTCTGCAGCGTGGATGACGCTATCTTAAAAATGTTCGATAATCTTACGTATCAGAACAGTATGGAGAAAAATACAAACATCCATTATTACAACGGATGGAAAACGAACAAAGCTTGCAAGGTCAATAACAAGGTGATTGTTCCGTTTTACGGACTCCATGAAAACCGGTGGGGAGGATCCTGGGATATCTGGAAGGCCGGAGATTATATGCGGGAGCTTGAAAAAATCATGGGGTATCTGGACAACGGCAGAACGGACGGTGCAAATTATGACGAAATCATCAAGGAACATTTCGATCGAAATACATACTCCGGAGAGAAGATTCCGTTCAAATTTTTTGAAGTTTCTTTCAAGAAAAAAGGAACGGCGCATATCTGGTTTACAGATGAACAGCTGTTGAAAAAATTCAATTTATTCGGCGGTCGAAATAAAAAGTGGCTTCCGCATGATTATGGAAAGAAACCGTATGTCGACATGACGGAAGAGGAACAGGCCATTGTGAAATCGTTCGAAGGGAAAGAGTCGTATAACGAAACATATACGAACGCAGCTTTTTATTTGGAGCAGAAACCACTTATGATGCTGGAGGCGGGAGCATGAAAAACCTACAGCACGCCAACAAGCAAATGACCACATACCGGACCAGCCGGAAAGCCCTGAATAACTGGGGCAAGCAAAAAGACCGGAGTAAGGCTGGGCGGAGGAAGAGGAAGAAATGATGGATAAAGAGGAAGTTGCGATAGAGCGTCTGAAGTTCGGGGAATCGCTGAGCTTTTCGCATTACAAAAAGCCGCTCATGATCTGTTACTCAGGCGGGAAGGACAGCGAAGTGCTTATAGAACTTGCTAAGCGGTCAGGAATCAAGTACGAGGTACAGCACAGTCATACAACTGCTGATGCGCCGGAAACGGTGAGGCATGTACGGCGGAGGTTTTACGAGTTGGAGCTTGCGGGGGTGCCATGCAGCATTACATATCCGATGTACAAAGGCAAACGCACCAGCATGTGGGATTTGATACCACAAAAGCTAATGCCGCCAACAAGGAACGTTCGCTATTGCTGTTCAGTTCTCAAAGAAACATCAGGTAAAAATCGGGTGATTTCCACCGGTATCCGTCGTGCGGAGAGTAATCAAAGGAATACGCGAGAAGCAATTGAAACTATAGCCCCAAATAAAGCAAATAAAATCAGCCTGCCTGATGAGTATGAAAATGAACAGACATATTTTTTTGACGATGAAGAACAGGATTCTGATCTACATGGTGACTTCTTGAAGCAATGTCAGATGCAAAGTAAAATCAGCATAAATCCAATTATTGATTGGTCAAATGCGGAAGTTTGGAATTATCTGCGTGATTGTAAAACTGTATGTAATCCTCTATATCAGCGCAATAATTTTTCGAGAGTGGGGTGTGTTGGATGCCCGATGGCCGCCCAAGCCAGACACGACGGATTTCACCGATGGTCGCAATTTGAGAAAATGTATAAATCTGCATTCGGGAGAATGCTAGAAGTGCGCAGGGCTGCCGGAAAAGAAACCCTCTGGAAAACGGGCGATGAAGTATTTCGCTGGTGGATGGAGGACGGAAACCTGAAGGGGCAAACAGTTTTAGCAGGCGTAAGACCGGAGCTGTTGGAAGGAAAAGAGGAAGAATGAGGGAGAACAAAGATAAAATCATACTTGATCTATGTGGAGGAACCGGCTCATGGTCAAAGCCGTATCGGGATGCGAGGCATATAGTGCATGTAATCACATTGCCGAAATACAACATCACTAAAGTGGAATTTGGAACATATGCGATGGACTTTATCAGACAGGATGTACACTACCATGACACATTGTGCGTGTTGTATGAGGATGTTTACGGGATATTGGCCGCGCCGCCGTCAAGTCCTACCGGGGAGGCAGCGAGGATGCACGGCTGGTGTTTGCTGACGATATTTGCGAAAACATTGATGGAAGGTTTCTTGTTGCGCAGGATGATGAGAAATGTGCATTCGTTATGCGATTTTACAATTATCCGAATGAAACGTTATACATGGATGAAATGTGGGAGGACACCGTTATTTTGGGAAATCTGCATGACAACCAGGAATTATTGGAAACAGACATTAACGGAGGCAAGATATGAATAAGAAAATCAAAGTATATGACTTTGACAGAAGTTATGATGTGCCAGACGGTGAAGATAATTGGGGTGACTATGTAATCCGGGATTTAGATGAGATATTTCTTTTTGACGGGTTTGCGATGTTGAAAAACGGCACCCATAGTCACACGTGGAGATATTTGGACGGGGAGGCGCCCCATGAACCTGACTGAAAAAGACTTACAGGATATCGAAGCCAGGGCAAATGCAGTTTATGATGCAAATTATCCACAACTTTTATATGATGTGATTGTTGGAGATATACCGGCGCTGATTGCAGAGGTTAGGCGGCTGCAAAGAGAATATGAAACTTTAAACGAAATGTACCTTACTACAATAGATTCAATCTTAAAGCAAAGGGAAGAGGCGATGAAATGAAAGCAATAACATTATGGCAACCGTGGGCGTCGTTGTTAGCTTGCGGTGCAAAAAAGTACGAAACCCGAAGCTGGGCCACGAGCTATCGCGGGCCGATTGCGATTCATGCTGCGACAGCAAGACCAAGCATCGTCCTTCGCAAGGTGTTTCCTCTGCTGGGCGAGTGGGGCTACGCCCTGGACTATGACGCCAAAAGAAAATTTTTACAGGCCATAGCTGATGCATTTGAAGACTATGCCCCAATAGAAGATCCTCTCAGTTTTATTGAGGAGCTTCCCCTTGGGAGCGTCATTGCCACAGCCGAACTTGTGGGATGTTATCCAATCGATGCTGAACGGCTTGGAACTCTTCCGATCATTGTGAGGGCGAATTCTAAACATCACAGAACACCAGTTTATACGGATACGCCAGAATATCTATTTGGTGACTTTACAAAAGGCCGCTACGCTTGGGAGTTTGCCAATATGCAAATGCTTCCTGGGCCGGTACCGGCAAAAGGTAAACAAAGGCTTTGGGAGTGGAAACAGCCGTCTGATTGACGGCGGGAAGGATAAAAAATGACACATATTGAAATCTGGTATCGATGCCCAGTCTGTAGAGGACTTTTTGATAACCACCGCGAAGCTACAATATGCAAGAATCTGCATCCCATTGAGGAGGAAACATGGGCGGTAAGCGATACCGGTAAAGCAGTAAGGGTTATGGATGGGTTGCACCCAGATAACTCCTTTGGCGGTATAGCTTGGGCTCTACGTGAAGCTGACTTGAGCGATAATGTGGAAGAACGCAAAATACAGCTTGCTGAACAAGAGATTAAGAGGTGCTAAAGTGATATATGTCAAGAGCCACATGCGGAAACTCCCCAAAGGTTGTACTGCCTACAGTTATTACATAAGCAGTATGCAAAACGTATATAGTCGGCCTTCCTGCGGAGCCATATCCAGTTATGGACAAGACGGAAAGCCGATAAATCCATACTCTGGAAAATTAATAAACCCTAGTAATGAGCGGGCAAGGTGGTGTCCGTTGAGGGAGGAAACAGAATGAATGAATTAAAGCCGTTTTTTGACATCGACGCCATCGAAGGAATGTGTTGTGATTGCAAGCACGACGCTAGAGGATTTTACGGGGATTATTCTGAAAATGAAACTTGCAAATACAGGCAAGACGATGGAGGTTGTTGGGAGGCTTACTATGAATAACATAAACCACCCATCCCATTACATGTCAGGCGAAATTGAATGTATAGACGCACTGGAGGCTGCCACAGAGGGATTGACCGGAGGAGAGGCTTTTTGTACAGCTAATGCAATCAAGTATCTATGGCGGTGGAAACGTAAAAACGGAGCAGAGGACTTGCAGAAAGCTAAGTGGTACATAGACCGGATTTTGGCAAAGTTGGAAGAATCATGAAAAAATCCTGTTGGTTAACTAATTATTACGGCGTAAGCCTTGATTATTTGGTGGGGAGGGAAACAAAACGAAAGATTTTTTAGAGCAATACCCTGATATTGTGGCAGTGATAAAAGATCTGGAGGATGAACAATACCCCAATGATAAAGAGAGACTCGAAAAATTGGAGCTTTATCTAAGGGAAATCGATACTTTTATCTTGTCATTGCCATTAAGGCAGCAACGCATAATCGATATGAGAGTTAAAAAACAAATGAAATGGCAAGATGTGGCGGCAAAAATGGGTTATGGTGCCACAGAATCAGGAATAAAGAAAATATACTACAGAATTTTTAATAATGTCCCCAATGTCCCGAAAATCCCATTATAATAATAATATAGGCCCCCTGGGGCACCCCGAAAAGAGGTGTACTACTTGGGGTCATAATATCAAACTAACACAGAGAGACGATAGCTTTCTGTACCAGCTTAAAAATGAGTAAATCGGGATTTCAGGTGCCCTCCTCAATATTTTAGAGCATAGGCACTCTGAGATTTCAGGGTGCTTTTGCTTATTCCAAAAATTTAATGGGGGTGGACAATGAAAACGATTAATAAAAACCTTACACTTACAAATTTCAACAAGCGCGGGACTAACCCTATATGGATAGTTTTACACTATACAGCTAATGACGGCGACACGGCATACAACAACACGGAGTATTTTAAAAATACTTATCGCGGAGCATCTGCAAATTATTTTGTGGATGAAAATAGTATCTGGCAATGTGTATCCGACACTGATACAGCTTGGCACGTCGGAAACGATACCTATAAAAATGCATGTCGCAACACAAACAGCATTGGGATAGAGATGTGCTCCAGGCGTAAAAGTGGAGCAAGTGCGAATGATCTATCAGCATATTATCTCAAAGACGAAACTGTGGCAAATGCTGTGGAGCTTACTAAATACTTGATGGATAAATACAACATACCGATATCCAGGGTATGCCGCCATTACGATGTGACGGGAAAGTATTGTCCGGCGCCATTTGTCTATAACAACGGTACTATAACATGGGATAATTTTAAATCGAAATTAACAACGGAGGAAATCGATATGACAAAGGCAGAAGTGCAGGCTATGATCCAGACGGAGGCGGCTATCGTTGCAAAGGATCAGATCAAAAACCATTTTGCGACAATGGCCGGCACGAAATGCCCTGCTTGGGCGAAAGAATATATGCAAGAAGCGATTGCTAGGGGCATAGTCAGCGGTGACGGAAAATCGCAACCTACACCGGACAATGTGAGGCCGGAGAGCTATATTAAACGCGATGAAGCCGCAAAGATGATTCTCGAGGCCGAAAAAATCAGGTAAATATAACCTATAAGTTATAAAATGACGAATCCTCTTGCATAATTTATTATCTCCTTTTCTTGAAAAAGATAAATCAGATTATAAAGAGGCGATCAACACGGAGGGAGAAAAATGTCGATCAAAGAAAAGCTGAGAAATGCAAGGCGAGAAGAATCTGTAAATTTATTTGATCATTTATCATCATCGGAGAAACAGTATGAAAAAGTTATAGCAAAAATAGCCTCAACTTTAATTAATATAAGATATTTGAGGAGAGGATCACAAAAGGAGTTTGCTGATTTGTCAAAAGTATCGAAGGTAGATGATTCTTGAGATTAAAAAGAGCAAATAAACACAAAAGAATAAAAATAACGAGGTGAGGTGATTGCCGGCAGGAAAAAACAATAATCTTATACCGCACAATGAGAGAAGCAAGGAAGAAGCAAGAAAGAACGGAAGAAAAGGCGGTATAGCCTCTGGCAAGGCAAGACACCAGAAATCAACTGCAAAAGACGTTATAAAAATGGTGTTAAATGGGAATATCCCGCCCGACATGGAAGACGCCAGGAACACAATTGAAGGAATGGGATTGCCAGAAACTGAAATGAATATGCAAGCCGCGCTAATAGCAGGTCAAGCATTGTCTGCAGCAAAAGGCAACCAAAAAGCCGCCGAATGGCTGTATGGAATGATAGGAGAATCGTCTGACACTGCCGGAGGTGAGCAAAAGCAATTATATCAAGGGCTTCCGGCCAGGGTACTAGGCAAAGCGTACGTAGACATTAACAGAGACATAGACGCGCGGAAGCATTCTTATTATGACTTTAGGGGAGGCAGGGGAAGCCTTAAATCATCGTATTGCGGATTGAAATTGATCGATCTTATGATGCTCAATAATGATTTTTGCGCGTTGGCCGCAAGACAGGTCAAGGATACAATCAAGGATAGTGTTTATGCTCAAATTGTATGGGCGATAGATGAGCTGGGGTTATCGGATGAATTCCACTGTACAAAGTCTCCGATGGAAATAAGACGAAAATCTACAGGGCAGATCATCTATTTTCGCGGCGCGGATGACCCTATGAAAATTAAATCAATTAAGCCTCCTAATGGTATGTATATCGGGGTGCTGTGGATAGAAGAAGCGGATCAGATCCACAGTACTGCGGCATACCGTAACATATTACAGTCTGTTATGCGCGGCGGGGACAACATAATTGTATTCCGAAGCTATAATACCCCGATATCAAATAAGCATTATATAAATGTTGATGCAAGAGAAAATAATCCTGCGCGTATAATACATCATAGCTATTTTACAGACGCGCCAAAGGAATGGTTGAAGAATGATTTCCATGAATTAGCGGAACGAACAAAAGAAATAAATCCCAGGGCATATGAGCATGAATATCTTGGCGTTGCTACTGGTACCGGATTAAATGTGTTTGAAAATGTCAAGGAAAGAACTATAACTGACGATGAATTAAAAATATTTGATCGATTGTATTTTGGCTTAGATTGGGGGCAATTTCCTCATCCTAATGCATTTGTTGCAATATATTTTAATCCTAATACGCGACAACTTTATATTTATGACGAGATATGTCGTTACAAAACACGAGATGAAGATATGGCAGTACTATTAGACAAATATCGAAATGTAACAATAACAGCAGATCCTGGGGGCGGCGGCGATAAGTCAATACGAGATTTCCAGGCGTGGGGGTTTAGGATGTATGCAGCAATAAAAGGGCCCGGAAGCATTGAGGCTGGAATT